TCCGCAACAACTGCGTTGACTATGGTGTGTTCGGGGTCTTATTCAGGAGTAACTAAGAATCCTTTATCAACATTCTTATTATCAGGAAATACTATAGATAATACTAATTTCACATATGAAGTTAATTTATTAGAAACTAGTCCTAATTTCATTTCTAAAGTTCTTGGTGTATCTAATTTTAGTAAACCTAGAACAACGTTCCCTCTATTTGTTGAAGAAGCGTACACTACTTTAATTAATTACGCATACAATAAAGGATATATTAGAGGTCTGAATTGTGGTTTAGACACATCTGCTAAAGCTAGAGATTTGACTACAGATTCTTTAGGATGGTACCTTGAACAATATCAAAGTGCCGAGTCTCCATGGGTTGTGTCAGAATTGAGAGGTAATAAAATTTATGAATTATTTAAATTTTTCACTATTTCAGATGGTAATAATTCTAATACACAAGTTAAAATTACAGTTGCAAATATATCATTCACAAATGGTACTTTTGATGTAATTGTTAGAGATTTTTACGATACTGATAGTAACCCTGTTGTTGTTGAGAAATTCTCAAATTGTAGCATGGACCCTAACTTGAATAACTATGTTGCTAAGAAAATTGGTACCTCAGATGGTGAATACCAATTAAATTCTAAATATGTTATGCTTGAAGTTAATGTTGATGCACCAATAGACGCGTTACCATGTGGATTTGAAGGATATATTAACAGAGAGTATCCTTCATCAAATTCGGCTTTCCCAATATATAAGACAAAATATTATATTCCTGGTGAAACAATATATGACCCTCCTTTCGGTAATTCTGCTGGTGTTAATAACGACACTCAAAGTTCAGGAGACAACGTTAGAAGAAGTTATTTAGGTTTCTCAAGTCAATTTGGTATTGATGAATCTTTATTAATTTATAAAGGTAAACAAAATCCTGTAAGTGATTTCTGTGACGCAGTAACTGGTTCTGATTGGGCATATTTGTCAAGAGGATTCCATATGGATAGTGGGGCTACAGTTGTTACAATAGGTCAATTAAGTCCTAATTATAATGGTTTAACAACTTCAGGAAACCAAGCGTTTGATTGTGGGGTTGCGTCATTTAATACTGAACCAACTTCTGAAACTAATCCTTACTATAGATTATATTCTCGTAAATTCACTTTAGCATTACAAGGTGGTTTTGACGGATGGGATATCTACACTGAAAGAAGAACTAATTCTGACAGATTTGTGTTAGGTAGAAGTGGATACTTGGCAGGTGCTTGTGTATCGACATCATATCCTTTAGCAACAGGTACAGGTATGTTTAAACAAATTACTGTAGGTGACAATAGTGTTGATTGGGCAAATACTGACTATTATGCATATTTGTTAGGTCAAAAAACTTTCTCAAACCCTGAAGCGGTTAATATTAACGTATTTGTTACTCCTGGTATTGATATTGATAATAATAGTAATTTAGTTGAGGCGTCTATTGATATGATTGAAAACGACAGAGCGGATTCAATCTATATTACGACAATCCCTGATTTTAATTTATTACAACCATCAACTTCAGTTGATAATTTATATTACCCACAAGAGGTTGTAGATATTTTAGAAACTGCGGGTATTGACTCAAACTATACCGCAACTTACTATCCTTGGGTGTTGACTCGTGATACAGTTAATAATACCCAAATTTACTTACCTGCAACTGCTGAAGTAACAAGAAACTTGGCATTAACTGATAACATTGCGTTCCCATGGTTCGCAGCCGCTGGTTACACAAGAGGACTAGTAAACGCAATCAAGGCTCGTAAAAAGTTAACTCAAGAAGATAGAGACACATTGTACAAGGGTAGAATTAATCCTATCGCAACATTCAATGATGTCGGAACAGTTATTTGGGGTAATAAAACACTTCAAATTAGAGAGTCAGCATTAGATAGAATTAACGTTAGAAGATTGTTGTTACAAGCACGTAAGTTGATTTCGGCAGTGGCTGTAAGATTATTGTTTGAACAAAACGACGCGGTAGTTAGACAACAATTCTTAGATGCGGTTAATCCAATCTTAGATTCTATTCGTAGAGACAGAGGTTTATATGACTTCAGAGTTACAGTTCAAAACACTCCTGAAGATTTAGATAGAAACCAAATGATAGGTAAGATTTACATCAAACCAACTAAAGCTCTTGAATTTATTGATATTGAGTTCTTAATTACTCCAACTGGAGCTTCTTTTGAGAACATCTAATATTAAACAATAATTATAAAAACCCCCTTATTGGGGGTTTTTTATTTTAAACAATATTTATATAATATGAAAAGAATTTTTGAAGGTTTCACAGAAGAGGGTACTCCTGATTTAAAATATTATGCATTTGATTGGGATGATAATATAATGTATATGCCAACTAAAATTATCTTAAAAGAAAAAAATGGTAAAGAGGTTGGTATGGGTACACATGATTTTGCAAAATACCGTACATTAATTGGAAAAGAAGAGTTTGAATATAATGGCAATACTATTGTAGGATTTTCAGATGACCCGTTTAGATATTTTGGAGAAAAAGGTGATGAAGAATTTTTGATTGGTTGTTTGATGGCGAAAAAAGGTCCTGCTTGGAGTGATTTTGTAGAAGCAATAAATGGTGGGTCAATTTTTTCAATAATTACTGCAAGAGGTCATCACCCAAATACATTAAAAAGAGCGGTAAAACAATTAATTGACGGTGAAATCGACGGTATTTCTAAACAAGAAATTGTTAAAAATTTAAAAAAATATAGAGATAAAGTTAAAGGACTCCCAACTGAAAAATTAGATGATAATACACTTATAAATTTATATTTAGAAATGTGTCAATTTTATCCTGTTACACATGGTGAAGGAAGTGCGACAAATCCTGAAGACGGTAAAGTTAAAGCTATGAGAAAATTTATATCATATGTCAGACAACAGGCGAAACTTTTACAAAAAGACGTAGAAATGATTGACGATGTATCTAATTCGTTTGTACCACAAATAGGTTTTTCAGATGATGATGAAAGAAATTTACAGGCTATGATTAATAAATTATCTGATGACGAAGAAAAATCTTTAAAAATGTATACTACTAAGACTGGTGAAAAAAAGAAGTTTCAAGGAAGCAATACTGAAGACTAGTACAAATATTTCTAAAAAAAAATAAAAGTAAATAGATTTTTCTTTTGTGATATATTTATAAGAGAATAAAACAGAAAAAAAACAAAAAGAAACTATGGCTGATTTGCTGATGAAAATGCCGATTCCTTACGAACCGAAAAGGCAGAATAGATTTATATTAAGATTTGATTCTTCTTTAGGAATCAATGAATGGTTTGTAGAATCTACAAGTAGACCACACATCACAATCGGTGCTACGGAGATTCAATTCTTAAACACTTCTACATTCGTAGCTGGTAGATTTAACTGGCAGACAATTAACGTTACGTTCCGTGACCCAATTGGACCTTCAGCTGCTCAGGCTCTTATGGAGTGGGTTCGTTTACATGCTGAATCTGTAACAGGACGTATGGGTTACGCTGCGGGTTATAAGAAAAACATTGATTTAGAAATGTTAGACCCGACAGGTGTTGTTGTTGAAAAATGGTTGTTACAAGATACGTTCTTAACTGACGTTAACTTTAACCAATTATCTTACTCACAAGATGGATTGGCAACTATCACGGCAACTTTAAGACCTGATAGATGTATCTTAGTTTACTAATATAAAAAAATATTTTTTAAAAACCTCACATATGTGGGGTTTTTTGTTTACTATGAAATAATGTTAGATTATTTTAATTAATAAAACACAAACAAATATGGACTCAAGAGAAGCCGGACAAATGAATTTTAATTTACCACACGATATAGTGACACTACCAAGTGGGGGTAAATTTTATAAAAATAAAAAGAAAAGTGTTAAAGTTGGATTTTTAACTGCTTCAGATGAAAATCATTTAGTTAATATTAAAAAAGCTGATTCACAATCTATCATAAATGCAATTGTTAGAAACAAACTTTATGAACCTGATATGAAACCAGAACAGATGTTAGATGGGGATATTGAAGCGGTTTTGGTATTTCTTAGAAATACTTCATTTGGTCCTAATTATAGTATACCTGCAATTGACCCTGCAACTGGAGAGTCATTTATTGCAAATATAGACCTATCTGAGTTAGATATTAAAAAAACTAAAGAAGAACCTGATGGTGAGGGTTTGTTTGTTACAACATTACCTAAAAGTAATGTATCCGTTAAATTAAAACTTTTAACGTTTGGTGAAGACTTAGAAATTGAAAGACAACTAGAAGGTTACCCACAAGGACTTACTCCACCAAGAATTACAAAAAGACTATTAGAACAGATTGTTGAATTAAATGGTACGAGAGATAAAGGTGAAATATCCAAGTCAATTGAAAAAATGCCAATTACTGACTCAAAATATATTCGTAATTTTTTGAGTGAAAACGAGCCAAGATACGATTTAACAAAAGAAGTTATCGCCCCGTCCGGAAAAAAGGTATCCTTGAGGATAGCCTTTGGGGTGGAGTTTTTTCGGCCTTTCTTCTGATTACTACGAAGTACAAATGAATGAGTTTCTTTTATTATCAATGAAACTCAATATGTCCTACGAAGATTTCTTACTTATACCGGTATTCCAAAGAAGGTATTTAATTAATAAATTAGTTGAAATGAATACTCCTAAGGAATAAAAATTTTTTTTTAGTTATTTATATGTATGGGATTTTTAGAAGATTTAGGTTCGGGTCTTAAAGATGTATTAGATGCATTTGTTGGCTCATTAGGTAGCTCTCTTAAAGAAAGTATAAGTACTGATGTTATATTAGACAACTTAGATAGAGTTGACGTAGGTATGACTCAGATTATCGGAGGGATGGGCGCTGGTCGAGAATTATCCCATTTAATAAAGTCAAATATTGCCGGTGCGTACACCAACGTCAAACTTTTAGGTGGTGATTTAGAAAACATTGTACAACAACAACAAAATCTAAATGACAGTACTGGTAGACAATTAATATTACAAAGAGAATATCACGACGATTTATTTGCGACAACTAAAGTAACTGAACAATCCGCTCACGAATTGATTACAGCATTTGATAATGCTGGTAAGTCAGTTTATGACATTAAAAATACAATGGAAGGTGTTGTAAATCAGTCAAGGTCATTAGGATTAAATGCTACCGAAGTATCAACACGAATGGTTGCTAATCTTGAAAAGATGAACATGTACGGATTTGAAAGAGGTGTTGAAGGTTTGAGTAGGATGGCCGCCAAATCCGCAATGTTTAAACTTGACATGAGTTCAACATTTAATTTAGCGGATAAATTGATAAGTCCTGAACAAGCTGTTGAGTTTTCTGCAAGATTACAATCTTTAGGTATACAAAGTGAACTTATTGACCCATTTAGAGCTATGGATTTAGCGACGAATGATATGGAAGAGTTACAAAACCAAATGATTGAGTTAGGTAAGGGAATGACTTACTATAACGAACAAACAGGTAAAGTAGAAATATTCAAAGAAAAAAGAGGGGTTATTAAAGAGTTAGCTGCCGCAGCTGGAATGACTTCTACAGAATTTAGTCGAATGATAGTTCAGAGTGAAACTTTGAACAGGAAAATGGCGGAAATTAAAATGCCTAATTTAAATATTACTGAAGACCAAAAAACTATGATTGCTAATTTAGCGGCAATGAAGGACGGTCCACAAGGTAAGGGATATTATGTACAAATAAAAAAAGACGATGGTACGACTACGGAAAAACTTGTATCTTCACTGGATGAAAAAGACATACTAAAATTAGCCGACCAAGTTGCAAATCCAAAAACTATGGAAGAATTGGCTCAAGACCAAGTAGATTTCTTGTCAAGAATGGCAAATAGTTTAGACGCCATTAAAAACGGACCAAGTATGGGTATTGCAGGTTCTAAATTAGGTGAAGGTGTGGTTGATTTAACAATTGCCGCAGACGCTTTAGTTTATAAACCTTTGGCTAAAGCAATGGATTCAGGTAAAATTGCTGACATTATTGATAAATCAGGTGACGATTTAAAAAAAATATATGAAAGTATAACTACTTCAGCGAGCGGATTTGATGGTACTCTTGCAGGATTTAAATCGTTACTAAACACAGGTCTTGATGGTATTACTGACGCAACACTTGATGCCGCACTTGAATTCCAAAACAATTTAAAACAAGTTAAAAGATTAGGTACTTTTGCAAATTATGGGGAGGTTTTAGATAAGGCGAATGTTAATGAATATAAAGTTGGTGAAGTTAATGACGGGTTTGTATATGGTCAGGGAAATAATAAACAAATAGTGCAAACACATCCTGATGATAATGCGTTTTTTGCTCAAAGACAAGGTATGGTCGCTGCGATGGGGGGTATGGACATTCTTCAAAAAGTTAAAGAAACTATTATAAGTGCTAACGCGCCTACAAACAACAATAACAATTATTTTGAACAATTCCAAAATATGGCGATGAACCAAAATAATACTAAAGAAGTTAACCATAAAATGGACCCTATAAAACATGAGGGTGAATTAAAATTTTCTATTGACATAAACGCACCTGCTGGTGTAGATACAAGAGCGTTAAATGAAATATTTAAAAATAATAGAGGTTTTATGGAAAATTTAGTTGTTCAATTTAATAAACAAATGGCTAACAATTATTTCACAAACGCACCTACTGATGTTAATAGAACTTATATTAATGCGGGATAAAATTTCTTTTCAATCTATTTATTAAAAAAATAGATATAAATGCCAGAAGTACCATTATCATATTTAAGTACTCAAACTTTAAGGGATTCATTACTGTCAAGAAACTTACAACCCTATGCGGTTCAAGGTAATTTTAATCCAAACGTACAAAATCAAACCCCTGAATACATTCAGTCAAACTCAAGTGTGGTTGATTCACCGTCAATAACAACAAATATTGACTCCCCAATGTATCAGTCAAGATTGTTAGGTGCGTTAAATGAATATGGACCTGTAAACACCCAAGATGGTGCCGAATTAATTAGTACTTTACAAACATACAATGTTACTCAAACTACAGATGACCAAGGTAACCCTATTAGCGTAATTGGTAATTTTAATGAATATGATTTAAGTGACGAAAAATTACCATCAATAACTTCTGATTTTTATAGATTATCAGTTGGGGTTAATAAATTTAAAAGTACGGGAGATGGGTTATTATATTTTGTAACTACGGTTATTTTACCATCTTTAGGTCAACCTTACTATACCAATATTGTTGGAGGAGTTTCTTCATATTCTTTATATTCAATTTTAACTGAAGATAATCCTACAGGTAGTATTGGACCAATGTCTAATGATACCGTATTGGTTAAGATAGGTGCTCAAAAATTAAAAGATTATTTTACAGAAAGAATAAGTAGAGAAATTTCTGATTCTTTAAATCCAATTAATCAAGACGCGTTAAATAATCCTTTTGCGTTATTGACGGGTGTTGAACCATTGATTGACAGAGATTATCGAATAACAGTTGGACCATTAAGAATAATTTCGACCTTAGAAAGAATCTCAGGTACATATTTTCCGGCATCAATAATACCTGGGAATTATTTAACTAACCCTGATAGTCAACAAGCTTTTTTTGGACAATTAGTAAATGCGTTTAATCAAACTGGACTTGGAAAAATTGCTGCAAAATTATTTAGAACAAATCAAGACACTCCTTCTGAGTTATTTTTAGAAAGTACAGGTGGTGCTCAAAAATCTTTTTTATTTAAAAATTTAGATTATAACACATACAAACCTTATTATAAAAGACCTATTTTAAGTAGAATATTAGATGCTATAAATCCTTTTGATAATGAGTCAAGTGTTGGATACTATTACGTTGGTTCTAAAGATGTTAATGTAAGTACCTTAACATCACCATCAGGGGAATTACCTGAAGATGCTCAAGGTAACGAATTATCTGCTATTGTTTACGGTCAAGATATTGTCTCTGAAACTTTTGAAGGTAAAAGAATATCAAGTATTAATTTTGGATTAAAAGGTAAATCAACCTATGACTCAACTGCAAATGTTGACGGAGGATTTTTATGGTCATCAACAAAATCACTAAAAGATGCCGGTAAAAGAGCGGGATTATCAGGAGGAACTAGAACTGAAGACCCTGAGTATAGAATTATTGAAAATGTTATCCAGGGACACGCGTCTCAGAATTTATTAGTATCAACAAATTCTGATTTTGTTAGAGACAATAGTCTTTTAGTTAAGACACAACAATTAATTGATTCTGCGGATAAAGTTGAGGGTGAAAGAAGACTTAAACATGCGGGTAACGCTATGAACCAAATAAGTAAAGTATTTCACGATGGTTATAAAATTATGACAAAAGGTTCTCAAGTGATGACATATACAGATTCTAATATTAATCCAATTGGTATTGAATACTGTAGAGTTTTTACTAAAGATACACCATATTATACATTTAATGATTTACAGAAAACCACTTCAAGAATTGACGGTTCGGAAATTAATGGTAATATAAGGAAATCAACGTACTCAGTTTTAGATTCAACGTTTAATTTAAATATTGCACCATGGAGAGGGGATAGTGCGACAAATATAGTTAATCCAGGACGTGATAACGCTTATGTGAAAAAATATATGTTCTCAATTGAAAATTTGGCATGGGCGGGTTCAAAAAGAAAGGGATTTACTTATAATGATTTACCTGTGTGTGAAAGAGGTCCAAATGGGGGTAGAGTTATGTGGTTCCCACCATACGGATTAACTTTTACTGATTCATCTACTGCAAATTTCCATTCAAACAGTTTTTTAGGTAGACCCGAACCAATATATACTTATAAAGACACATCAAGAAGTGGAACTTTGACTTGGAAAATAATTGTTGACCATCCATCAATAACTAATCTTTTAGTTGATAAAGTATATAAAAGTTTAGACGATAAGGTGTTAAATAAAGTAATGGATTCATTTTTTTCAGGATGTAAAAAATATGATTTATACGATTTAGCAAGTAGTTATAACTTTTTCCCAATAGATTTCTTTTTTGAGGTACAGACTGTTTTAGAAGGAGGGGGTGTTGAAGTTCACGAAATAGAACGAATTGTACAAGAACAAATACCAACAGTTGTACCAAATCCTATTCCACCACCAGGACCCGCATTTGATAGTTCTAAATACGAAGGTAAATATGGTTTTTATTATGAAAATGATTATCCTGACCCTGAAACTACTCAAACAACAACTACGACTAATTATCAAAATTTATATGACACATATATACAACAAAAAGATTTATATCTTGGATATGCTAATGAAGACAAGAGAGAAGGTGTAGAAAAAATGTTTAGTGTTATTGAATGGAATTGGACTAAAGTTAAGGAAATGATGACTGAACTTTATCAGGATATGACTGATGGAAAAATTACACAATGTATCATATATCTTGACGGAACAACATCGGCTTCTGCAAGTGTGTCGTATAATAAAAAATTGGCGGAAAGAAGGGTTAGTAATGTGAAAAATATGTTTAGTACTTTTTCATTTGATGGTACTAATACATTCGCTCAATTAATAAACGACAATAAATTGTTAATTGAAACAAAAGCTTTGGGAGAAGTTGCGACAGTTAATGTTGTAGGACCTGATTATAACTCTACGTTTGTTTGTAATGATGTTACGTTACAACAACCACCAACAGACAGTTGGTACTCTGCAAACGCTATGGGATGTAGAAGAGTAGGTATTAGAGAAATAAAAGTAACTCCGGCTGAAAATGTACCTCAACCTGATAACGGAGAACAAGTTATTTTGGTACCAACTGAAATTCCTGTAACTGACAGAGTTGAGATAAAAATTCCTCAAACAAGTCGAACTACACAAAAACCATATGATAAAATTGCAAAAAAATTCATAAGATATCTTTTGAGTGAATGTGATTATTTTGATATGATTAAAGGTAGTGACCCAATTTTTTACGACAGTTTTAGTCAAAAAATAAAACATTTTCATCCAGCGTTTCACTCAATGACACCTGAAGGATTAAATTCAAGATTAACTTTCTTAAATCAATGCGTTAGACCTGGTGACACAATACCAACATACGACTCTGACTCTAAAAGTTTTGTTCAAAATGACGCAATAAATACTTCTTTTGGTACTCCACCTGTTTTAGTATTAAGAATTGGTGACTTTTATAATACTAAAATTATTCCAAATAGTCTTAGTTTTACTTATGAAAATTTAGATATAAACCCTGAAGGTATTGGGGTTCAACCAATGATTGCCAATGTTACTTTAAATTTTAACATCATAGGTGGAATGGGACTTAAAGAACCTGTTGATAAATTACAAAATGCGCTTTCATTTAATTTTTACGCTAATACTGAAATGTACGATGATAGGGCTGATGAAACTGAAAATACAGATGCTTTAGATGAGAGTATAATTGCGGCAATTTTTGAGAAAAAACCAATTAACCCAATTATTAATAATGGATTACCACAGACTAATGGAGGTACAACAATTGGTGAAATTCAAAGTAAATTTTATAGTAGTAGTGGAATAACTGGTACTACAAATTATAAAAAAATAATGAATACTTTGTTAGACCAAACTATTGGTTATTATGAAATTGTCTATAATAGTGTAAATAAAATGATTACTGATTATGGATTTGGCGCGACTCAAATTGCTACCAAATTTGCCAATTGTTATACTGGTGAAATAAGAAGATTTAGTAGTCCTCAAACAGTTGAAATCGTTGGTAAATACGTAGACTACCAACAAATATTTGATGAGTTGTCTGCAAATTTAGTTGATAATATTGACACTAACTATTTGGTTGTTAGTATGGATGACGCGGGATTTAAAAATTCAGATGTTCGTAAATTTAAAAACAATTTAAAATCTTTTATTGAAGAATGTAAAAATAATACTTTACAAGGGGTTAATGCAATTATTAATGATTTAACTTCTTATCAAGAAAATTATGTACAAACCTTTAGAAAATTAAATTATGTTGATTTATTAAATGACGGTTATTTATTACCTGATAACTCTACTGTTGTATATGATATTGATGGGTCGTCTAGTGATTTTATAAATCTAAGATTAAACTATGACCAAGTTGGTACTGATTTGACAGATTATTTAAATCAATATAAAAATACTTATGGTTTTTTAAATAATGATTATGACACATCAACTTTTGAAATATCTCCTGATTATTTTACTGATACAGATTTACAATTTCAAAAAATGGGTACAATATTTTGGAGTACTTATAAGGCAACATCAAATGTTGATGAGATAATTGATAAATTAACTGTTGGGATTAAAGATGTAACTAACCCTCAAAACCTTTACAATTTTGTTAAAGATGAGTTCTTTTATGTTATGGAACAATATGGAATTGGACAAGAAGAAGTTTTAAGTGCTGTAGAAGGTTTAGGGGTTCTTTATACTGAAGATTATGATAAAGACTCTTACACTCCATATAACAAAGATGTTGATGTTATAGTTGATTTTACTGAGACACTAACACCAACAACCCAACAATCAACCGAACTTCAGAATATATATAAAACAGTAAACTTAACTGAAGAGTTATTAACCTTTAATGATAAAATAAAATTTATATAACATGGCTCTTCAATATTACAATAGATATAAAGGTTTTTTAATTAATGGGACACAAAATATTGTGCCTTTTGTTAGATTAACTTCTAAATCAACTGATAAAAGATACATTTACAGGTCAAGCAGAACAAGACTTGATAAAGTTTCTCAACAAATTTATGGGACACCTTATTTTGGTTGGTTAATATTACAAGCAAATCCTCAGTTTGGTGGTTTAGAAAATAATATACCTGATGGATATTCATTAAGGGTACCATTTCCTTTGGATTCAAGTTTATTAGATTATAAAAATCAGTTAGATAATTATTTTTTCTATTATGGCAGATAAACCAATCTACGTCGAATTCGATTACGAGAATATTTTTTTAGTTGACCCAAATTCTGTTACATCTGATGAAGGTGGAAGGGAAGATAGGTACGTTAAACAGGAGTCATTAATAATGTACGCCAATTTGGAATGTAAATTAAGTCCAAGAAGTAAATTAACTTATGGGGTTGCAAACGGACAAGTTGGGTCTGAAACTGTTACAATAGGTAAAATTAATTTTTTAAAACCAAATAATAAAGATTTTTTAGAAAACAATTATATAGGTGAACTTTTAGGTACAGATGAAAAAGTTAACGCGGCTAGAAGTAAAAATTACGCTCAACAATCAAGAGAATTTTTTAATTTTGATGACAACATAACCAATAATAACAGTATTGTTGATAATGGTTTTTTAGGTATAACAAACATACAAGTAAGAACTAATTCTGCGTTTGTACCTACAGTAACAATTACTTTGGTTGATGTTAGGGGTAGGGCTATGTTTGAGCAAGGTAACAATTCACCTTACGCTGCATTTTTCTCATTACCGTATCCAATATTTTATCTAACACTTAAAGGTTATTACGGTAAGGCGGTACAATATCCTTTATTATTACAAAAATTTAATTCATCGTATGACTCATCTTCAGGTAATTTCATTGTATCTTTAACATTCATAACTTACAAGTATGGTCCGTTTGGTGACATAACCATGGGTGAAATAATGGCATTACCCCACATGTACACTACAAAATTTACTACAACAAGTCAAACAAACACCTCAAATTCAAGTGATAGTCGAGTTGTTGAAACCCAAACTTCCCAACGAGGATACCAAAGGTTGGTGGAATTGTATGACAAATATAGGAATAGTGACCCACCATTAATTACAGATTTACCAAATATTACTATACAGGAGTTAATGTATAAATTAGATAAATTTGTACAAGACATATTAAATAACTCAGGTAAAGTAGATTTACAACCACTTACAAATTGTGACTTGTTTTTAACAAATTTAGAAAAATTCCAAGGGGATGTTTATTTTTATAGGGGTGAATCTTGGTTCGATAAGTACATTAATACTATAAATTTTTATATATCTAAAACAGATGGAAAAAAATATTATACGTTTAAAGAAGATAAAGAACTTAACCAACAAACTAAAATTGATTCTATTGCGGAATTAAAAAAAATCATAGTTCAATATAATGACTCATTGGCAAAATGTAATATTGGATTAACCTCTGATGTCGATATATCAAATTTTTTAGTTTCATTATCACCTGACGAGGTTGACCCGGTTGCAACTTATAAGGCAAGAAACAATAAAGCACCAACTCCCGATGAATTATCAGGTTTTACACAATCCTTAAATCAATTAGTTAAAGGTGCGGTAACAATAAACAGTGATGGCACAAATTTTCAAACTAATCAATTTTTTATTTTTGAAGGAGTGCCGAATGACGAAACGTTTATTACGAAAACAAGTAATCTAAAAAAACGAGCAATTGAGATTAGAGAAGAAAATGAAAAAAAATTTTCAGAACAACTTGTAAAAATTTTAGAAAACCCGCAAACAGGTATTGGGTTTAAACCAACAATAAGAAATATAATCTCAATATTTGTTGTGTCAGTTGAAGCGTTTTATTCATTGCTTGATGATGTACACACAAAGGCTTATGACAAACGATATGACAAGGCTAGAAAATCTGAGTTTACCGAGAATGATTATAATTGTTTAGAAACATCTCAAACAATTGAAGAGGCAGTAGTATATCCTTGGCCACTCTTTACTGTTAAAAAAAATAACACATCAGGAGATACAAGTTATGAAATTGCCTATCCTGGTGATAGAAAATATCAAAACGTAGTTAAATCTTATGATTATAGTGTTTGGCCTGAAGTAGAGTTTGTCGAAGAGTTTTCAAACGCTTTTGCTCAAAGAGAGTCGGTACCAAATCCATATACTACAAACCGAAATGAAAACAAAGATGTTTATAGATTATCTTTGTCTACTTTTGACGCACCGATTAAAAACATCATTTTTTCAAATAAAGAAATTACAAAATTTTTATACGAAATAATTGAGAGGATTATTTTGAATACAAATTATCAAGGGTTACAAAGAGATACTGCGAAAAAAACACAAATTATAAATTTTATTTCAGATGCTATAAGTAAAAGTATTAAAGAAAGTATAGGTACTGGTAGTCCTGACTTGTTAAATCTTTTTTCAAATTATAAAATAGACGTTGCGTCTTTTAATGAATTTTTAAAAACAATATCAAATAATGGTAATGGTGAATCTTATAACAAATATATTAGAGATTATTTTGTCACACAAGAAATTGACAAAATAATACAAACCCCGACAATAATTTATAAAGATTTTTTAACAGAATTTCCAAAACCTAACCTAGACTTTAAAAATGTTGAACAACTTTTTGGAATTTATACAGGTACGACAAGTAATACTTACTATTTTTTTGATACATTACCTTATATAAGTGATAATTGGTTAACTTCAAATGTTACAAACGGTAAAACAATTACAAATTATGAGTTGTTTAACAACACGACCAAATCAATAATGTTTAACCCATACTATAAAACTACAACAAATTTTGATTCATTTACAAATGTTGATGTAAATCGACCAGTTACTAATTTTAATGTAAGAGCTTCACAACAAATTAATACAAACAATTTTTCAAATGAATTTTATACTAATCTTCTAACTGACAATACCCAACTTTTAACGACTGTTGGTAGTGTTTACTATAGTAGTTATAATAATTTAATGACACAAGCTCAGTGTACTTCAATTTTCAACACTCCGTTTTTTGTGAATGCTATACAAAATGGTGTTAATAATGAAAAATCAGGAGCTCCGTATCCGTATACTGAGGCGGCTTATTTGTTGTTAAATAGTTTACCATTAGCAACTTTGAGTCAAAGATTTAAAGACTATCAACCAAATAATGGTAATAGTACTCCAAATAAAAATTTTACAGAATTAGATTACATTGCATCAACATTTAGAAAATTTGGGGCTCTTCACAAATTACCATATGCATGGATTTTAAAATATGGTTCTATATGGTATAGATATAAAAACTATATAAATAACAATATTGATATTTTAGATAAATGTTGGGTACCATTTAATTATCAAACAAATTACGACCCAATTAATTCGGATATTTCAAGAAATTATCAAATCACATCAACAACTACAAATTTTGATATAACTTTAAAAAAAGTTGATACAACTTCAATACCTAATATTACATATGAAGATGTCTCTGTTGGGTTTTATCCTAAAGTAATTAATGACTTTAATTACTTTTATAATGGTTTTGAT